TACGGAGAGGATATTAATTTGAATGAACTTTTTAAATAAAAAAACGCGTCTTATCCGTTATATAAGACACGCTACGGAAATTGTTCTGCTCAAGTTAATAACGGTAACCAACAACACTTCGCCAGTATCGTCCCTGACACTGTAGTTGAAATAGATTTTGATTCTCGATTTTAGAGACTAGCTTTTTCGCCATTTTCTCAATGGCAGCTTATTTACCTTCGGTTTGGGCGTCTAGCTAAGACGACCGAAAAAGCTAACTCCCCCTATTGAACCCTGCTAGCCAGGTGCGGTAGGCAAAAGGTAAACCTACAAATGAATCCAAACTCTACTGAGACACAGTACCTTTCAAAAATTCTGACAATAATATTTTCATCATCATCATCCTTTCTGCCTACTAGGATTTCAAAAGAGGTAGGCAAGGATATTATAACACTTGTTTCATAAATAAGGAATGTTTTTTAAGAAAAAGAAGACGATACGAATGCCAACGCTAAAAAAACGAAAGGAGTTTAAACCATGGAACAATCAACGCTTGATTATTACGAACCGATATTCTTCGAAGTCGTAAAAAGAAACCCAGAAAAATTTGTTGGATTAATAAAACCGTTTATTGACTCAAGAAATAATCAAAGGTGGATAACGACTGAAGAGTTATGTGAAGCGATTGGAACAAGTTCCAGTTCGTGGCACAAAAGCGAGATTAGAAACCATCCTGTGGTGGTTGCAGCAAGAAGAACAGATACACGCCCATACAAATATCAAGCGAGCATGATTGATGAAATACAGAAAGTATGGGACGGAAGGAGAAGACGATGAGAACAGAACGAAGAAGAAAAACGAGGGTACAATTCATCCCATTCATGAAATGGATGCTAGGGTGGTACATTTTATCATTTGGAATCATTATCGCAATGATGAGCATTGTGCTCTTGGTAGGAAAGGCGGTTGAACAACACGAATCAAAAGTGAATCTAATTAGAAGTGGGCAATATGTGGAGCCTGACTTTCAAGATACATGGAACAAAAAAAAAGTCGATGAAACAATCACCGACTCTCTAAACTAACTAACTACATTATAAAAATAAAATAAGGAGAAATCAAACGAATGAATACTAATACTACAAAAAAAGAAAGGGAATTTGTTATCTCAACATTAGAGTTGATTAAACAATATAAAGATTTAGATTTTGACATTATCGCCTCATTGGAAACTATCTGTAAAATGGTAGAACTTTTTGGATTGGATGATACGAATTTGGAACTAATGTCAGAAGCATTCAAATTTCTTTCGGTGATGGAGGATAAATAGATGACAGTAAAAATCAACAAACTAGAAATTGAGAATGTGAAGCGTGTCAAGGCGGTCACGATTGAGCCTACATCAAACGGACTCACAATTCTCGGTGGTAATAATAATCAAGGGAAAACAAGTGTCCTCGATGCCATTGCTTGGGCATTGGGCGGCAATAAGTACAAACCAAGCAAACCAGCTCGTGACGGGTCCATGAATCCACCAACGCTTAGAGTGGAATTGTCAAATGGACTCATCGTGGAACGCAAGGGCAAGAATTCAGATTTGAAAGTTACGGATCCAAGCGGACAAAAAGCAGGTCAACAATTGCTTGATTCATTCGTGGAAGAGCTCGCTTTGAATCTTCCTAAATTCATCGAATCAAGTGCGAAGGATAAAGCGAACACGCTTCTTCAAATCATCGGTGTCGGTGAGAAGTTGTGGGAGCTAGACCGTAAAGAAGAGCAGCTATACAACGAGCGAAGAACCATCGGTCAAATTGCGGATCAGAAAAAGAAATACGCAGCGGAACAACCTCAATATCCCGAAGCTCCAAACGAATTGGTGAGCATTGCGGACTTGATTCACGAACAACAAGAGATTCTTGCAAGAAATGGTGAGAACGCTCGTAAACGCCAAAATCGAGAAAATATCGTGAATGAAATGCATCTCTCTGAAGCTCGATTGAAGCAGTTAAAAGAGCAACTTGCTCAAGAAGAAGCTGTTCACGATAAGCTCATGGGCGACTACGTTGAAGCAAACAAGTCCATTGAAGATTTGGTGGATGAATCAACTGAAGAGATTGAAAACTCGATTGCAAACATTGAAGAAATCAATCGCAAGGTTCGAGCAAATCTTGATAAAGAGAAAGCCGAAGAGGATGCGAAACAATACAAATCTCAATATGACAATCTCTCAGCAGAAATCCAAAAAGTTCGAGACGAACGCACAAGCTTACTCGATAGTGCGGACTTACCATTGCCGGGACTATCTGTGGAAGATGGAGAACTCGTCTTCGAAGGACAAAAATGGGACAACATGAGTGGCTCTCAACAATTGAGAGTATCGACCGCAATTGTTCGCAAATTAAAACCAGAATGTGGATTCGTACTTCTAGACAAGCTTGAACAAATGGACATTCCAACATTGACCGAATTCGGCAAGTGGTTAGAATCAGAAGGACTCCAAGCCATTGCGACTCGAGTGTCTAGTGGAGAGGAATGCCAAATCATCATCGAAGATGGATATGTAGTGTCTGATACAGTCACACCATTCCAAGATACAGAACCAACGAATAAATGGTCGTTTTAAGAAAGGAGTAAACAATGAATATTACAAGAGGTAAACAAGCAAGAGCTCAACGTGTCGTGATTTACGGTACTGAGGGCATCGGGAAGTCAACATTCGCATCACAATTCCCGAATCCATTGTTCATCGACACAGAAGGCTCAACATCGAACATGGATGTAGCACGTATGGATAAGCCTACATCATGGACAATGCTTATGAATCAAATTGCATTTGTAAAAGCAAATCCAACCGTGTGCAACACATTAGTCATCGATACAATCGACTGGGCGGAAACATTAGCAATCGAGAGTGTATGTGCCCAACACGGAAAGAAAGGTATCGAAGACTTCGGATATGGTAATGGATACACGTATGTTCGAGAAGAATTTGGACGATTCCTAAACAAACTTCAAGAATTAGTGGATATTGGAATCAATGTGGTGTTAACAGCACATTCTCAGCTTCGCAAGTTCGAACAGCCCGATGAAGACGGTGCTTATGATCGATACGAATTAAAACTTGGTAAGAAGACGAGCTCGCAGACTGCCCCAGTTGTCAAAGAATGGTGCGACTTACTTCTATTCTGTAATTACAAAACTATGGTAATGACATCAGAAACGAAAAAGAAAAAAGCACAAGGTGGCAAACGTGTCATGTATACAACGCACCATCCAGCTTGGGATGCTAAGAACCGTCACGGACTTCCAGATGAGCTGCCAATGGAATATGCAGCAATCGCTCATATTTTTGAATCAAGTAAACCTAAGGCTGTTGAGGCGGTAGCCCCTCAAAACGTGGGCATTGGAAAAGTAGTAAGCGAGCCTCAAATTGATGAGCAAGTGCCCTCAGTTGATGAAGTTATCCCAACAGGAACGAGTGGAGCAGAAACTCAAGGAGATCCGTTCCCTCTTAAAGAACCAATCAATATACCAGACTCTATTCCAAACAGTCTGAAAGATTTAATGCTTCAAAATTCAGTAACTACTGAAGAACTACAAGCGATGGCATTTAGTCGCAAACACTTCCCAAAAGATACTCCGATTGAAAACTTTCCATCAGATTATTGGGACTTCATTGTTTCTCATTGGGACGAATCAATGCAAGTAATCACTCAAAATAGAAATTTATTTAAATAAGAAAGAGGTAAACAATTATGACAGAATACAACAACTTTGAACGTGAATTTGGATGGGATGACGTTATCCAACAAGACCAAGAATTCGTACTTCTACCAGAAGGACTATACGAGTTTACAGTAACAGGATTTGAACGAGCACGACACACTCCAAGTGGAAACGGAAAGCTTCCAGCGTGCAACAAAGCAATCGTATCGGTTGAAGTGGTAGCTCCTCAAGGGAAAGTAACAATGAAACACAATCTATTCTTACACAGCTCAACTGAAGGTATGTTATCAGCATTCTTCGGAGCAATCGGACAAAAGAAAAAAGGTAGTCCACTTCAAATGAATTGGAACACAATCACGGGAGCTCGTGGAGTGTGCAAAGTAGGTATTAGAACTTACAACGGGAACCAATACAACGAAATTAAATCAATGTATTATCCAGAAGATGTAAATCCAGATCATGTGTTGAATCGTACTCAACAACCAGTACAACAATTCCAACAAACTCAACAAGTACAACAACCAACTCAACAATGGGCAGGTGGAGCGTTCTAAAGGAGGGACATTGAATGGAATTACGAAAGTATCAAGAAGAGGCTCGTGAGTCCATTCAAAAAGAATGGGCAGAAGGTCGAAAAAAGACTCTTCTCGTTCTTCCAACAGGATGCGGAAAGACGATTGTGTTTTCAAAAGTAATCGAAGACAGAGTGAGAATGGGCGAGAGAGTTCTCGTCCTCGCTCACCGTTCGGAGCTGCTAGACCAAGCGAGTGACAAGTTGCTTCAAGCGACAGGACTTCAAACATCGCTAGAAAAAGCTGGGTCCACAAGTCTTGGTTCATGGAATCGTGTGGTCGTTGGATCCGTTCAAACCTTGCAGCAACCAAAGCGACTCGCAAACTTCGAGAAAGATCACTTCAATACAATTGTGGTGGATGAAGCTCATCATTGCATCTCAGATGGCTATCAACGTGTGCTCTCACACTTTGATAGTGCGAATGTGTTAGGAGTGACAGCAACTCCCGACCGTGGTGATATGCGTAATCTAGGGACATATTTTGACTCGCTTGCCTACGAATATACACTACCACAAGCCATCAAGGAAGGTTATTTGAGCCCAATCAAAGCACTCACAATCCCATTGAATCTCGACCTCTCAAGCGTGTCGATGTCACAAGGGGACTTCAAAGCGAGTGATGTTGGGAATGCGTTGGACCCGTATCTTGAACAAATTGCAAACGAGATGATGGAACATTGCAAGGATAAGAAGACGGTCGTATTCCTTCCATTAGTGAATACATCCAAGAAGTTCAGAGACATCTTGAACTCGAAAGGATTCAAAGCTGCGGAAGTGAATGGCGAATCCAAAGATAGAGCAGAAATCTTAGAGGATTTTGAAAATGATAAATACAACGTACTATGCAATTCAATGCTTCTTACTGAAGGATGGGATTGTCCATCGGTTGATTGTGTGGTCGTATTGAGACCAACTAAAGTTCGCTCGCTCTATTCTCAAATGGTAGGTCGTGGAACTCGATTGTTCCCAGGAAAGACACATCTATTGCTCCTCGACTTTTTATGGCATACCGAGAAGCACGAATTGTGTCGTCCAGCCCATCTCATCGCAGAGAATGAAGAGGTCGCTAAGGCTATGGTTGAACGTACTGAGGAAAACACAGGAGCAGAATTTGAACTTCTCGAATTAGAAGAAGTGGCAAAAGAAGATGTGACCGCACAGCGTGAAGAAGCTCTTGCGAAGCAGCTTGCTGAAATGCGAAAGAGAAAACGCAAGCTTGTGGATCCATTACAATTCGAGATGTCGATTCATGCAGAAGACCTCACGAGCTATGTTCCATCATTTGGATGGGAGATGAGTCCTCCTTCAGACAAGCAGCTTCAAACATTAGAGCGACTTGGAATCATGCCAGATGAGATTGGCAACGCTGGGAAGGCTCAGAAGATTCTTGACCGCCTATCCAAACGCCAATCAGAAGGCTTAACAACACCAAAACAAATCAGATTATTAGAACGCTATGGATTCAGAAATGTAGGGATGTGGCAATTTGAAGCAGCATCTAAGCTCATTAATCGAATCGCTGCAAACGGTTGGAGAGTCCCTCACAACATCGATGTCCATAGCTACAAAGGAGAGTGATTGAGTGGAAGACAACAAATTACTTGAATTATTAGAATACATCGACCCCTCAACGCTCAACTATCAAGAATGGGTGAATGTTGGAATGGCACTCAAACATGAAGGCTATTCGGCATCGGATTGGGAGTCATGGTCGAGTCGAGATTCGGGACGATATCATCCTGGAGAGTGTTTCAAGAAATGGGACTCATTCCAAGGGACAGGCTCACCAGTAACGGGAGGAACAATCTTCCACATGGCTGTAGAACATGGATTTGAGCCTTCGAGACTACATGATGATGGACGAGGTGCTCTCGAGTGGGACTCATCGATTCAATATGATAATGACTACAAATTTGTGGACAAGGCTTGGATAGATGGAAAGGAATTCCATGAGCCAAAAAATTGGAATCCAGTTCAAGAAATCATTCGATACTTAGACACGTTATTCCAATCAGATGACATCGTGGCATATTCAACACAATCTTACGCTAAGACGAACGCTGAGACTGGAGAGGTTGAGAAGTATCTTCCACATCGTGGAAATTACGACAGAACAGCAGGTAAGCTCATAGATGAGCTTGAGCGTTGTGGTGGAGACATCGGAAAGGTCTTAGGCGATTACAACGAGAAAGCAGGAGCATGGGTCCGATTTAACCCAATGGACGGTCAAGGAGTCAAGAACGATAACGTTGTGAGTTATCGATATGCTCTTGTGGAATCGGATAACATGGACTTGGAGAAGCAAAACGCAATCATGCGTGAGCTTGAACTTCCAATCGCAACTCTTGTGTATAGCGGTGGCAAGTCCATCCATGCAATTGTACGCATTGAAGCAGCAAACAAAGAAGAATACAAGAAGCGTGTAGATTACCTATACAAGATTTGTAAAAAGAACGGTCTCAACGTAGACGAACAAAACAAGAATCCAAGTCGATTGAGTCGTCTCCCTGGGTTTATTAGAGATGGCAAGAAACAATTCATCATTGACACGAATATCGGTCACAAATCATGGGACGATTGGTACCAATACATCGAAGACTTGAACGATGATTTGCCAGATCCAGAAGGACTAAGCGAGACTTGGGACAATATGCCAGAGCTTGCTCCTGAGCTTATCAAAGGTGTACTCAGACAAGGTCACAAGATGTTGATTGCGGGACCTTCGAAAGCTGGGAAGTCATTCGGGCTCATCAATATGTCGATTGCAATCGCTGAGGGCTCGAAGTGGTTCGGCTGGGAATGTACTCAAGGAAAGATTCTATATGTGAATCTCGAGCTTGATAGAGCCTCATGCTTGCATCGTTTCAAGGATGTATATGCAGCAATGGGAATCGAGCCTCGAAACGTATCTAATATCGATATTTGGAACTTACGTGGGAAGACCGTCCCAATGGACAAACTTGCACCTAAATTGATTCGAAGAGCCCACAAGAAAGGCTATATTGCTGTAATCATTGACCCGATATACAAGGTTCTAACAGGGGATGAAAATAGTGCGGATCAGATGGCTCACTTCACGAATCAATTTGACAAGGTGGCGACCGAATTAGGATGTTCAGTCATCTACTGTCACCACCACTCAAAAGGAGCACAAGGTGGCAAGAAGTCCATGGATAGAGCAAGTGGTTCGGGAGTATTCGCTCGGGACCCAGATGCTCTCATCGACTTAGTGGAATTAGAGCTCACGGACGACATCATCCAACAACGATGCGACCAATTGGCTTGCGACATCTACAAGGATGCCATCAATCGAATGAATCGACCATATATGGAACAGTTCATCGGGTTAGACGACTTGAGAAGTCCATACGCAATGCGTAATCACTTCGAGAAAGCTGTCGTGAATATCAAAGATAGATGGCAAACAAACGAGCTTATTAACAACGAAACACGCAAGATACAAACGATGTCAGCGTGGCGTGTGGATGGCACACTTCGAGAATTCGCTAAGTTCAAACCAAGAAATGTGTGGTTTAGTTATCCACTTCATATTGTGGACGATACAGGAATCCTCGATGATATCGAGTTGGATGATAACACACCTAATTGGAAGAAAACTTGGAAGAAAAACTTTGATGCAAAAATGACTCCAGAACAACGCAAAGAAGAACGAAAAATTGCATTCGACACAGCGTACTCAGCTCTGAATGATGGAATGAATCCTGTCACATCGAATGACCTTTGTGAATATATGGGCATATCTGAGAAGACTCTCAAGAGACGAATCAAGGAATTAGATGGGTATGAATTCGATGGTGAAAATGTAACCTTGAAAAAGTAAATTCGGAAAATATCCTGTTTTTGGACAGGACAAAGTCGGTCTTGGACACCGGGACAGACAGGACAAAAGACCGAGTTTGTCCGTGTCCACGAGATAAAAATAATGCACCTAAAAGGTGTACTTGGACAGGACAAAGTCGGTCTTGGACACCGAGTTTGTCCAAGAACGGACAACCTATAACCCTAAGAGGGTGTAATTAGGGAATGTCCGAAGAATCGTCCATCGTCCATGATAGGAACAGAACAGGTGGGCTTTAGACTCCGCCCACCATGTCTGTCCTTTCTACCATGGACAAAAGCGAAAAATAAAAAAGAAAAGTCTGTGTGGAATTTCACAAACTTAAAAGGAGAAAATATGGCACGTAAAAAATCGAAATTGTTGGAAGTCGGAAAAGAGATGCCAATCTTATATCACCGATTCCCAGATGAAGAATATGACCCAACGCAATCACAAGTTCTTCGATGGATTTCAGAGCAGCCCGAATTGATGGAATGGATTTTCGCTCAATTGAAATCAACAGGCTATATCATCTATGACCCTCAATGGGAAGCATGGAGAGGTGTTGGGAATCATGATTGAATTCTTCATTCCTATGGAAAAGATTCCAACGACTACTCATCAACAGAAGCAAGTCACTTGTAGGAATGGCAAACCTCATTTCTATGAGCCTCCCCGACTCATACAAGCTCGAGCGAAGTACATGGCACACTTCTCTCACTTCGCTCCTAAGAATCCTCTGCGTGGTTGTGTGAGGCTTACAATCAAATGGTGCTTCCCTTTAAAGGATGGAACATACAACGGACAATATAAAGGCACTAAACCAGATTTAGACAATATGGAGAAGTTGCTGCTTGATTGCCTTACTGATTTGGGATTCTGGGAAGACGACAACAAGGTCGCTTCAAAAATCTCAGAGAAGTTTTATGCAGACTTATCAGGAATATATATCAGATTGGAGGAGCTTGAATGAAATTCGATTATAGAAAGTTCATGAATGAAGTAGTCGATTGGATTGAAGCTCAAGAAGATGCAGCTCAACGATATGGATTTGGTTCAGTTGAGTATTTTAATTGGGTATTCGAATCGAGTGGAAAGCTATGTGATAAATATGAGAACCATCCATTCGCTCTCAGACAAATGAGAATGGTCTACGAGCACATCGATGAAGCTGCTAAACAAATGAATTAAAGGAGCGATGCTCATGAACAATATAAAAATGTATGTCATTCGAGATGCTAAATATCCACAATGGTACTTCCAACATATCAATGACTACTCGAGTATGATGGGTTATCTTGCGAAGAATCATCCACGATATACGCATAAATTTACAACTGACATTAAACAAGCGATGCACTTCGGAACGACGAATGAAGTCTTGGAGTTTATCAAAGAACATTCTATCGAAGGGACTATCGTTAAGGACCCGTATCAAGAACGAATTAGCAAAGTGGCTTTTAAATACATGGGTGAGAATTACGGTGAAGCGATCACGTACATCCATGGGATGATTGAAGATTCGAGTGAGAAGATGTTAGCTGCTTCAAAAGCGTTAAAAGTGAATGCGAATACGTTGATTAAATTTATGAAAGACCCGTACTCAGTTGCAGCTCATATTCGAGATCGTATTTTAGAAAACTTGGTGAATCTAGAAAAGGCGGTGAAGGCAATTGGCTAAATATGAATTTGAAAAGTTAAAAGACGATGTGCATTACTTGATTGTAGCACATTGTAAATACAAGGATATGTTGATGTATGACAGAGCCTTGAAGCAATTCCAGGAAGATATCAACTATGGGCAACTCGAAGAGATGAGCTACAATGAACGATTCGCTTTCTTAATTGGATTCGAAACATCATTGAAGGCGATAGACAATGCAATCAAATTAAACGAACAATTGAAGGAAAATCCCGAAATGGTTGAATGGCCGACGTGGGCAAATCCTGATGATTACAGATACTAAGGAGGATAACGATGGAAGATAAAAAACAAGACGTAAATTCGTTGAAAGAGTTAGTAAAAACAGCAGATTCTTTCAGAGCGTTCTTTTCTAATTTAGCTAATGAATTATCAAAAGTATTAGCTGATGTTGCAGCACCTGATGAAGAGGAAGATACATGGGAAATGAAATGCCCTTATGAGCATGGGGATACACATTATTGTATCCGAACGAATGGAGACGTTTTTGCAGATTGTTGGGAGGGCATAGAAGCCGACAATAGATATTTTAGTCAAGGAAACGTATTTCCAACTGAAGAAGCAGCCGAACTCGAAGCCGAACGCAGAAATTTACTAACACGATTCAGAGCGTTTCGTGATGAGTGCAATGGGGGTTGGAAACCTGATTGGAGTAGTCAAGATAAAAAATGGGAAATTGATTGCGATTATCAAGGGCTTAAACCATTATGGATTAATAAAGTTAATGGATTCCCGACTTTTGGACACTTCGAAAACGAAGAAGATTGCAAACGTGCAATCGAATTGTTTGGTGACGAAATCAAAGAACTGTTTGTGGATTGTGAGGCACAGTGATGGATTTAACTTACAGCGAACAATTCAAAAAATATATCAAAGAACAAAATTATTTAGGTTATCCACAAACCATTTACAAGTTTCCTAATGGGTACGGTGCAAGTGTAATTAAATTAAATTACATTTACTTTGGAATTGAAATTGCAGTTTTAAGGTTTGATGAAAATGGTAATTGGGGCATTGATTACAGCACACCAATTACAAACGATGTGATAGGTGGATTGAATAGAAAAGAACGGGATTATGTTTTACAACAGATTTTTGACTTAAAGGAGGAATAACAATGGAATTAACTTTATATTTAGAAAATGGAAAAACGCTAAGATTTGAGAACGTAACTAATATTAAACAAGATTCTTATATAACGAGCATGGTTGAATTCAAGTATATAAGTGCATCTGATGGCAAAAAGAAAAGGGCGTGTTTTAGCCTTAATAGTGTGATTGGTATATCTACTGATAAGGAGGATTTTGATGTTAACAGTTTATTCTAGACCAAATTGCATGCAATGCGAAATGACAAAAATCTATCTCACTAAGAACAAGATTCCTTTTGAAACAATAGACATCGAGGCGAATCCAGGAGCGTTGGAACTACTAATACATTATGGATGGCAAACACTTCCGGTCGTTGCTATTGATGATGAACTAAGCGACGAAACAAAAACGTGGGCAGGTTTTCAAATCGATAAGTTAGAAGCTCTATTATGAGGTGAATAATGGACGAAAGAGGTTATTACGGAATATGTGCTGGAATCATTGAAAGAGCCGTTGATGACTACAAAACAGCCTTAAGATACTTGCTTCATAAAGGGATTGTAAAATCTGATTGGAATCTGAAGGAGAAGCATTTTAGAAATAGGCATCATAGAGAAGCGTGGAACGTAAAAACGGACTGCGAACGGTTCTTTCTCAGCCAGTATTTTGATTATTTATCGAATACGGAAGAGTTCGGGTCAACCTTAATGAAACGGATTAGAGAGGATGTGAAAAATGGGAATTAAACATCAATTGAAACAAATTCGCTTAATCGATTTGGAAATAAAAACAAAAATGGAAGAGTTAGATCGTTTGAATAATTCTTTCTTGAAATCTCCTTCTCTAAAAGAAGTAAATGTGCAAGAGTCCAAAGTAGGTCTTAAAGACGATGCTTACGTTAAACTGATTAGCTTGAGTGATTACATCGACCAAAGAGTGGATAATTTGATTGATTTGAAATATCAACTGATTAAAGCGATTGAACAATTGGACGATTCTAAAGAACGAACCATTATTTGGATGAAATACATCTCTTCTAAGAATTGGGACGAAATTGCTGAAGAATTGCAAATCTCTAAAACCACACTTTTTATGCTGCATGATGAAGCGGTTAAAAAAATCGAAAGATGTACTAAAAAAGATGACTCTGTACCGAGTAGTACTAATGAATCTATGATATAGTTATGATGTGAAAAGATGTGGAAAGAGATATTCTTTTCTCGTGGTTTAGAATCCTTTATTTTTTTCCTCTCAAGCCCTCCAGCTTGAGGGGTTTTTGTATGCAATGAAAGAGGTGATGGAAAATGGGATGACCGAAAAACAACAGAAATTTGCCGATGAGTACATCATCAGCTTGAATGCTACTCAGGCTTATAAAAAGGCTTATCCAAACGTAAAACGAGATAAAGTTGCTCAAGTGAATGGAAGTCGCTTGCTATCAAAAGCTATCATAAAAGCCTATATAGATGAACAGCTAGAAAAACTAAAGTCCGAACGTGTCGCAGATCAGCAAGAAGTGCTCGAGTTTTTAACGGCAGTCATGCGTGGTGAAATCACAGAGCCTTTATTGGTTCTTGACGGTGACGGATATCAAAAAGTCATGGATGCTAAACCGAATGTGTCCACGAGAAAGAGTGCAGCGGTTGACCTTGGCAAGCGTTACGGTTTGTTCGTGGATAGGCAAGAAATCACTCAAAAGAATATCGACATCAAAGTAGGGGATTGGGATGACGACGAAGACTAATCCGAAAATCAACATCATCATCGATCGTCCTAATCGTGTTTTTAATAAGCATATCTATGAACATCTATTTGACTACGACACCTTCACAGAGGTGCATTACGGAGGGGCTTCGTCTGGTAAAAGCCATGGAGTGTTTCAAAAGATAATTCTTAAAGCGCTCAAATCATGGAACAAACCACGAAAAATATTAGTGTTGCGTAAGGTTGCTTCTACGGTACGCGACTCAGTGTTTGCGGATGTGCAAGCAACATTATCTTATTTTGGGATACTTAATTTGTGCAAGGTTAACATGAGTGCCTTTCGTATTGAATTACCGAACGGTGCCGAGTTGATTTTCAAAGGGATGGATAACCCAGAGAAAATTAAGTCAATCAAAGGCATTTCCGACGTGGTCATGGAAGAAGCGTCTGAGTTTACCCTTGATGATTACACACAGCTAACGTTGCGTTTAAGGGATAAAGTGCATAAACAAAAACAAATCTATTTGATGTTTAACCCGGTATCCAAAGCAAACTGGGTATATAATGCTTTTTTCGTGAGGAGTCCTAAGAATACAGTGGTTTATCAAACGACGTATAAAGATAATCGTTTCTTGGACGACTTAACTAAAGAGAATATCGAGGAACTAGCCAACAGAAACGAAGCGTACTACAAGATTTACGCTTTAGGTGAGTTTGCGACACTTGATAAATTGGTATTCCCTAAGTATGAAAAACGATTGCTTAACAAAGACGAGTTGGCGCACTTGCCAGCTTTTTTTGGTCTTGACTACGGTTTTATCAATGACCCATCAGCCTTGCTTCATGTAAGGATAGACGATGCTAACAAGCGCTTATACGCTGTTGAGGAGTTTGTAAAAAAAGGATTGACGAATGACAAGATTGCTGAAAGTATCAAGGCTCTCGGGTATGCCAAAGAGCAGATACGAGCAGATAGTGCTGAAAAGAAATCGAATCAGGAATTGCGAAATCTTGGAATTCCTAGGGTTGTTGATGTGCAGAAAGGTCCTGGGTCAGTCATGCAAGGTATTCAGTATCTCTTACAGTACGATTGGATCGTTGATGAAAGATGTGTGAAGCTGATTGAAGAACTTGAAAATTACACTTGGAAGAAAGACAGAAAAACAAATGAGTACATCAATGAGCCAGTAGATAGCTATAACCACTGCATCGATGCGATTAGATACGCTTTGCAAGACAGAATATATAAATCAAACATCAAACTATTCAAAGGAGGATTTTAAAATTGGCAAAAGTTTTTGTTAACAAAAGAAAGGTTATAACAACAACAAGTGATGTAATAACTGAGGAAGTCGTAACCGAGGCAGTTAGGTTACACATGAGTAAGTTAGTTAAAAACTACATTGAGAGCGAGGATATGTATCTCTCTCAGCACGAAGTTTTGAAAATGGCAAAAAAAGATAGCTGGAAACCCGACAATAGATTGGTGTTTAATTATGCGAAGTACATTGTCGATACGTTTACAGGCTATCAAATTGGTGTTCCAGTTAAAATCAAACATGAGGACGAGAACGTGAACGAGTTTGTCTCAAGTTTCCGTAAAATCAATGACATGGAAGACTCAGAGTTCGAGCTTGCGAAAATGTCAAGCGTGTTCGGTCATGCTTTTATTTATGTGTATCAAGATGAATATAAGCGAACTAGAGCGACATACAATAGTCCGATTAATATGTTTATCGTCCATGATAACAGTATTGAAGAGCGCCCTATATTCGCTGTAAGATATACGTTTAATGAGAATAATCAAACAGGAGTCGGGCAGGTTATCACAAGCGACGAATTGATTGATGCTACATTTACAACTGGTGGGGCGGTAAGGTTCGGTGAACGCACTCAACACATTTACAACTCAATCCCAGTAGTTGAGTTGATTGAGAATGAAGAGCGACAAAGTATTTTCGAGAGTGTGAAAACATTGATTAATGCTTTAAATAAAGCAGCAAGCGAAAAAGCGAACGATGTAGACTACTTTGCGGACGCTTATTTGAAAGTTCTAGGAGTAGAGCTGCAGGAAGAAGACGCTAGTCAGATTAGAGAGAATAGAATTTTCAATCTATGGAAGAATGGCGACGGTGCTTTGCCAGAAGTTGCTTTCCTTGAGAAACCAAGTTCAGATACAACTCAAGAGAATTTAATTAGTTTATTGAAAGAGTCTATTTTCGCTATCTCAATGGTAGCCAATATGTCTGAGTCTGAGTTCGGTAACTCGTCTGGTACGGCTTTAGCTTTCAAATTACAGGCTATGGACAATCTTGCTCGAATGAAAGACAGAAAGATGCAATCCGCATTTAACCGTTTGTATCAAATTGTATTTAGTGTTCCATTAACTACTGTTTACGAGGCCGCATGGACAGGATTGTCATACTCATTTACTAGAAACGTGCCACGAAACATTCTTGAAGAGGCTCAAATCGTCGGGCAGTTATCAGGACAAGTTTCTGAGGAAACTAAGTTATCAGTTTTATCAATTGTTGATGATCCGCAAAAAGAAATTCAAAGAATGGAAAAAGAAGAAGAGGCGATGGGCGACCTTGAGGCACGCCTAGAAAAGCAAAAAATCTACTCAGACGCAGAGTTAAGCGAAAGTGAGAAGGTTATAGCCGATGTTGAATAACGAATACTGGGAGGGTAGATATCGAGCGGAGGAAAAAGCAAGAGAACTAGCTGACAAGAGAGTCGCTTTCCAATTGCAAGGGGTCTATCAACAACACGCTAACAACATTCAAAAAGAAATCGATAGTTTCTGGCAAAAGTATGCTGATAGCGAAGGCATCACAAAATTACAAGCTAAGCAAAGAGCGGACAAGCTCGACATGGTAAATGTTGAGTTTAAAGCTAAGCAATTAGTCGAGCGCGCTAATCGTTTGAGGGAACGTGGTCAGAAAGTAACTAGCAAGGATTTCACGAGAGCAGAAAACGACTTGATGCGATTGTATAACTTGAAGATGAAAACAAGTCGTTTAGAAGTGCTTCAAGCGAATATCAAGCTTCATCAGTATGATTTAGCTTTGAGTGAGTTTGAAATCATTGATAAGCACTTGATTGAATCAATCAGACGTGAAAATCTGTTTAGCGCTGGTGTTTTGAACATGACACTCGGAAGTTTTGAATCTTCAAAAATATCTGCTGACTCTATCGTGTATGCCAATTTCAACAATGCAACGTGGTCGTCTAGAGTTTGGGAAAGACAGAACGAATTAAGAAACATTGTTAAAAAAGGAGTTGCTGATACTGT